TTCTAATGGTCTTGATCAAGAAGAATTTGCTGAAGGATTAGAAAAGGTAATGCAAGCTCAAGATGCTTACCTTCCAGATTCAGAAGAAGAAGTTAAAAAACTTGGTGATAATGCTAATGTAAGGCTAGAAGCTGTTGATTTATTTGCTAGGCAATTTTTCCCAGAAGAGTATATAGAGTCTATAGAAGATCTGGCTGCTACTGCTGATGGGGTTAAGACATTGGAATTTATTATGGCTAAACTTCAGTCTCCTGCAATTGGATCTGATGGTGCGCCAGTAGGTAGAATTACAGAACAATCTCTTAAAGATCTTATGGCTGATGAAAGATATTGGCATCCTGCACGTAGAAACCCAGACTTTATAAGGCAAGTTGATGAGGGTTTTGAGAAGCTTCATGGTTAATAAATTTAATTTGTGCGTTGCATTTTGAATAAAACTATTGTTTGAATGGGTTATTACGACCCATATCGCATTGATTGGCCCTTATTGGATACCCGAATTGATATGTAAGAGTGGATACTCGTAGCAATCGGAAACTCAATTTAGGACTGTAAAATGGCTAATACAATAACTAACGCCTTTATAAAGCAGTTTGAAACTGAAGTTCACATGGCGTATCAGCGTATGGGTTCCAAGCTACGGAATACTATTCGTTCTACAAATGTGTCAGGTTCAACTGCACGATTCCAGAAAATAGGCACTGGATCAGCAACAACTAAATCTCGTAACGGTAATGTAACTCCAATGGAACTTGCACATACCAATGTTGAAGTATCAATGAGCGACTTCTATGCTGCTGAATACATCGACAAACTTGATGAGTTGAAAACAAACATCAATGAACGTCAGGCTGTAACACAATCTTCTGCTGCTGCATTAGGTCGTAAGACTGATGAAATCATTGTTGCTGCAATGGATGCAGGAGCTAACTCTACTCAGATACATGACACTGGTTCTGCTTTAGGTAAGGCAGATCTATTAACAGTATTTGAAACTTTTGGTGCTGCTGATATTCCCGAAGATGGACAGCGTTACTTAGTAATGTCTCCAAAAGGATTTGCAGATCTTTACAACATAAATGAATTTGCTTCATCTGATTTTGTTGGTGATCAAAACCTACCATTCGCAGGTGGCATTACAATGAAAGAGTTCTTAGGCTTTAAGATCTTTTCTACGAATGCTGTCTCAGGTGGTAAGAACTTTGCTTATCATACAACTGCAATTGGCATTGGTGTTAATTCAGATGTTTCAACTGAAATCAATTATGTTGCTGAAAAGGTCGCGCACCTTTCAACATCAATGATGTCAATGGGCGCAGTAGCTATCGATGATAACGGTATCTACGAAGTCCTAGACAATAACTAAGGAGGAGATCTAAAATGGCTTATAGTGCAAGTGGTCTTGCTCGTATCGGTGGCGATTCAAATGGTAGTTTGTGGATGTACACATCTGCGGATGCGATTGCTACTGTAAACACATCAGGTTACTTTAACAGTGCAGCTAATATGGTTGCTGTTCGTGACTTGATTATTGTTTGCGATACAAACGTTCCAACAACTAACTTCTGTACTGTTCTTTCTAATACTGGAACAGTTGTAGATGTATCTGATGGTACTGCTGTTGCGGAAACCGATGGTGACTAATGAGTGGGGGCATTAGCCCCCCTCTTTTTATAGGGGTTTAAAATGGCATTAAGTACACCTGCTAATAGCGCAATTGATATTTGCAGTCGGGCGCTTATCCTTGTTGGTGCAGAGCCTATTACTTCTTTTGAGGATGATACAACAGAAGCCCTAATTGCAGGGAATATGTATGAAGATATTGCAAGAACTAATCTTACTTCTACACGTTGGAGGTTTGCTGCAAATCAGGCTGTCTTAAATAGATTAACAGATATTCCTACTGGTAGATTTGATGCTGCATATCAACTTCCAGATTATCTTTTTGTTCATGCTGTAACAGTAAGAGATCATCCAATAGAATATAATATATATGGTAATAAAGTTTTTTGTGATGCGAGTCCAAATGATGAGTTAGTTATAGACTTTACATATAGAGCTAATGAAGTTGATTGGCCTTCTTACTTTTCTGTTTGTGTTGAGTACGCAATGGCAACTGTATTTTCTACTGCTTTAATAAGAGACACTGCATTATCATCTTTAATGTCTGGTCAGTATGATTTTTTAATAGCAAAAGCTAGATCAACTGATTCTCAACAACAGACAACTAGGAAAGTTACAACATCGAGGTTTATTACGAATAGGCGCAGCTAATGCAAAAAGCACGAATACCAATTACAAATTTCCAGTATGGTGAAATAAGTCCGTCTTTGGTTTCAAGAACGGATTCTGCTATTTATAACTCTTCAGCGCAAAGCGTTAAGAACTTTTTTATAAGAACAGAAGGTGGTGTAGCTAAACGTGGTGGGTTTCAAGCCCTGCATGACTTTACTGGTATTACAGAAAACACTGCTATACGTCAGCAAGTAAGGCTTATACCTTTTATATTCTCAGATGATGAGCAATATGTAATAGCATTTTCTCATCAGAAGTGTGAAATCTTTTTTATAAATCCAGTAACAGGTGCATTGAGTTTAGCAACAACATTAACTCAAGATATAGATAGTGCAGCACTTCAATGGGATCAGGCTTACCTACATGAAATGACATATGCCCAAGGTGGCGATATTCTTTTTCTCAGCCACAATACTTTTATGTGTCAACAGATAGTAAGAACTGGACTTAATAGTTTTCAAGTAGAGCAGTTTAATTTTGTTTTACAGGCAGGAGGAGCTAAGATCTTTCAGCCTTACTATCACTTTCACCCAACAGGAATAACTCTTGATCCGTCTGCAAGTACTGGTAACTCTATTACTGTAACAACTAGTGCTGCATACTTTGATACTACAGGTAAACATGTTGGAATAACATTGTTATATCATGGTGCAGAGATATTTATAACTTCTGTTCAATCTAGTACACAAGCAACTGGTAGAGTTGTTGATGAGCTTTTTGTTGAGTTAGATCCTAATGCTGTTAGAACTACTGATGGATCTACCAATCTAGAAATAACACAGATTAATCATGGCATGTCTACTGGTGATTCTATTACCATAAGAAACTCAACATCTGTTGGTGGTGTAAGTGCAGGTAATGTAAACGGAACTAGATCAATAACATCTATAATTGATGAGAATAGATATATTGTTGTAGGCGGTGGTTCAGCTAATACATCTGTAGATGGTGGTGGGTTTTTACAGATTGTTACTCATGCTCCTACTACTGAGTGGATGGAACAGTCTTATTCTGAGTTAAGAGGTTATCCTGCTGCTGTTGGTTTCCATGAAAACAGATTATGGTTTGGTGGTACGTTATCTCAACCTGATACGGTTTGGGCTAGTAAGTCAGGATTGTTTTATAACTTTGATATTGGTACTGCTCAAGATGATGATGGTTTAGAACTTGTTATGAGTATTGGTGAAGTGGCTACTATACGTCACTTTGTTTCTAATAGAGATATACATATCTTTACCGCAGGTTCTGAGTTCTTTATTCCTACATTCGAGAACCAACCTATTACTCCTTCTAATGCTAGGGTTAAAAGACAAACATCTTTTGGTTCTAGCTTTGTAAGACCACAACCTTTCTATGGTGCTACTATCTTTAGTCAGATTGGTGGCAAAATGATACGTCAATTTGTATTTGATGATAGTCAGCAAGCTTACAAGGCCGATCCTATTTCATTGCTCTCTTCTCATTTAATAAGCGATCCTGTTCAAATGTGCGTAATAAGTGGCGCAGTAAACACAGCTGAGTCATTTGTGTTTGCTCAAAACTTTACAGGAGAGATTGCTGTTTATAATCTAAATAGAGTTGAGGGTGTTGCAGGTTGGACAAGATTTGAGACGAACGGTTCTTTTCATTCTGTTACTGCTATTGGTAATAGGGTTTTTGCTGTCATTAAGACGAATCTTGGATCAGGTACAAATAGTTTTGTATTTACTGAGTTAAATCAGAATGTAAGTTTAGATCTTGGAAACACATATACTGGAACAGCAGGAGTGTTTACTGTATCAAACTTTTTTGAGAATGGCGCACAGGTCGATGTAATCAGCGCTACGGACTACTTAGGTAAGTTTACTGTGTCTGGTGGTCAGATTAATGTTTCGGCTGTAGACGCTTCTCTTACAAGCTGTCAGGTAGGTTTTGGTTTTGATGTAGAGTTAAAGACCAATCCTATAGATGTTAATACTGCAATCGGTCCAGAAACAGGACAGCCTAGAAGTTTAAGCAGAGTTATACTTGATATGTCTGAAACATTATCTGTATCAGTAAACAACAAGAAACTAATTATAAGAAAAGTAAACAATGACTTTAGTAAACCAAGACAGGCAGTCACAGGTAAACGAGAGTTTTATTTACTTGGATACAATAAAGACCCACAGGTAACAGTTACACAAACTGCACCTATGTTTATTCAAGTTAATGGTTTAGTTGCAGAGGTATCTTTCTAATGGGTTTAAATGTATTTTTAGCAGGTTTAAGTTTGCTTGGCAAAAAGAGGTCTTATGATGCACAAAGAGCAGAAGCAAAACGTAGGGCTGAGATAGGTGTCTTTGAAGCAAGGCAACATGTTAATGATTTGTTTCTTACTAAGGCTCAAGCAATAGATGAATCCAATAGACGTATTAGGGATATGCAAATTGCTGAATCTCAGAACATTGCTTTCTTTAGTGCATTAGGGAGAGAAGATAGATCTGTTGGTGCGCTTCTTAAAGAGAATAGAAGAATTGCATCTGAGGATTTAGAAGGCATAGAGAGATCTGCTGAACTTCAAACGGCTAAGTTAGCTACGGCTGCTGCTGTTGCTTACAAGTATGGGCAAGGCGCATCGGCAGGATTAAAAGCAGAAGCAACTGCAAATCTTATTACAGGTATTACAGATATTGCTCAGAACTTAGATCCAAAGTTTTTTAAAGGAACGGCATAAATGGGCGTTATTAGAGAAAAGAGACAGGTAGGTAGTCTTAGTCCTGTAGGTGTTGTTCGACAGCAAAGCAGTAATCAATACCAAAGAATAGCTGCTGCTACAAATAAACTAACAGAACTAGCTATTGGTGAGATGGGTAGGCAGTCTGCTATTAGTGGTAAGAAGCTTGCTCAAGAAGAAGAGACATCAAAGATCACAACACTTGATCCTATTACAAACAAGCCACAAGCTTTAAGTTGGGTAAACGATAATAGTTTTTTAGGTCGAGTAGGTAAAGAAGCTTACGAAGAAACAATAGCTAAACGATTTCAATTTGAGATTGATAATCAGTTAAAGGTAAAAGCCAAAGAACTTGCTATTAAATATCAGGATCAAGATGGTGGTGTAGAATTATTTAAGGATCAAATGCATCAATACATTGACAATATGGCAACTAGTTCTGAGGCTACTGGTTATAGTAACTATATTATGCAGTCAGGTGTAGGGCTTACAACGACAACAAGCCTTTATCTTATGGACAAAGCTTCTCAAAAAGAAAGGCTAAAAACAAGTGCAATATTAGTTGATGGGATAGATGATTCTACTGATGCTGTAGAAACTTTAGCTTCTCAGGGTTTGTTTAAAAGAGCAAAAACTGTTCAAAAAACTGTATCTGAAACTGCATTAAATGGACAAACATCTAATCATTTTACTGAAGACGAGTCAAAAGGATTTAATCAGAATGCTGCTTTAGCTTATGCAAGAGGTGTTCTTAGATATGAAATGCAGAATGTAAATTCTGATGAGGCTCTTAATATTTATACTGCAATATTAAGTGGTAGCTATAAAGGTTTAGATAAAACTTTTAATGCAAGAGAAATACAAATAATGTCAAATGCTTTAGATGGTTTTGACAAAACTGTTGATATGAATGGCGTAACGATAAATACAG